GCCTCTGCTGAGGCTATCAAGAAGTCCGGTTATGATGCTGCTGTCCGTGATACCGATACTGCTCTGCTGAAGGATGTGCAGAAGGGCGTTCGCGCAAGTCTGTTTGGCTTCCTTAACGGCACTATTGCCAATTCTGTCACCGCTTCCGGTGCTGACCTTCAGTCCGCTCTGGCCGATGCGTGGGGTCAGCTGCAGGTTAAGTTTGAGGACGATACCGCCGAGGCTGTTTACTTTGTGAACCCCCTCGATATTGCCTCTTATCTCGGTGCCGCAAGTATCACCACTCAGAACGCATTCGGTATGAACTATGTTGAGGATTTCCTCGGTCTGGGCACCGTGATTATTTCCTCTCAGATCACTCAGGGTACTTTTGTGGCAACCGCAAAGGAAAACCTGGTTGTTTACTACCTGACCATGAATGGCGACATCGCCGCTGCGTTCAACCTGACCGCTGACGAGACCGGCTTCATCGGTATCAAGTCTGGTTACCAGAACGAGGAGCGTGCACAGATTGAATCCTTGGTTATGTCCGGCGTTCAGATTCTTGTTGAGTACGCAGCTGGCGTTGTCAAGGGCACTATCGGCGAAGATGCTGGCGGTGATGATGCTGGCGATGAAGGTGCTGGCGATGAAGGTGCTGGCGATGAAGGTGCTGGCGATGATGAGCAGGGCGCATGATGTACAGGGTAATTAAGGCGTTTACCGACCTGAAAGACAACAATCACGCCTATTCTGTGGGGGACAACTTCCCCCACAATGGCGCTGAGGTTGATGCTGAACGGATCGAAGAACTGGCAAGCGACAAGAACAGACGGGGCGTTCCGCTGATTGAGGAAATCGCAGAAAAGACGAAACGGACACGGAAAAGAAAAGACGAAGAATGACAAAGGAGGAGCAGCGTAATGCTTGGACTGGTTCTGAAGCACCTGAAAAACTGGTTTGTTTTGCCCGGAGGGGTCCGGTGCGGGACCTACACCGTGGAAAACGGGAGCATTACGCTTCCCTTTCTTTTGGAAGGCCAGCACTTTCGCATCTTGGGCAGCGTGTTCAACGACGGGGTACACCAGTATAGCGACGAGCTGACGTTGACGGATGAGACTTTTTACGGGGAAATCTGGGCACTGGCAATTCCAAAGGCGCTGCTGGACCTTGTGACGGAAATTGAAGAATGGCAGACCAAAAACGGGGCCGCTGTGTCTGGACCATACCAGTCTGAGAGTTTTGGCGGGTACAGCTACACGCTGAAATCAGGCGGCGCGGACGGCGGCTCGGAATCCTGGCAGAGCGCTTTTTCTGCAAGGCTGAACCAATGGAGGAAATTATGAGCCTATTGGATGAAGCAAAATTTTCAACATGTTTTCTGGAAAAGACCCGGACGCCGGACGGCGAAGGTGGTTTTATCACGGAATGGGCAGAAGGTGCTAAATTCATGGCTGCTTACCGATTTGATACTTCCATTGAAGCCTTGATTGCAGAGAAACAGGGCGTCACAAGCCTGTACACCATCACCACGGAGCGAGCGGTGGTACTGGAGTATCACGATATCCTCAAACGGCTGTATGACGGAAAAATCTTCCGGGTGACCTCTGACGGCGACGATAAATTTACGCCGGAAAGCGCCTCGCTGAACATGCGGCAGGTGACGGCAGAGGAATACAAGCTGCCGCAGAATGGAGGCGCCACATGACAAAAGGCGCAGTGCTGCACCAGTTTTTTAATCAATTCCTGACCTTTTATGCCGCTTCCAGTGTGCCGGAAGATGTGATCTTTCCATACGGCACTTATGAGCTGATTACGGACAACTGGGACGGTGGAGAAGTTGGGCTGACGGTCAATTTGTGGTTCCATACGGAGTCCGAAGCCATTCCAAACGCCAAGGCTGCTGAAATTGCAAAAGCCATTGTTGATCTGCAAAAACCTTGCCCGTGCGAGGGAGGCTATGTGTGGTTTAAACTTGGCCACCCGTGGAGTCAAAGCTTGTCCGACGACACGGCGCCCGGAATTAAACGACGGTATCTGAATGTGACCGTCGAATATCTAACCAAATACTGATGAAAGGAAAACAAAAATGGGTAGATTTACGAAAGTCGCACAGTCCACTTTTGATGAATTTCAAGTGGATGCGGGCGTGTTGCTGAATAGCTTTGATCCCGAGGCGCCCGAACTGGTTGACGAAAACATCATCTGTGCCACTACTGGCGGCATCAACCCGACCTGCGTTCCGACTTACAGCGATTATGCGGAGGACATCGACAACGCTCCAAACGGCATGAAAGAGTTCATGCGCCTTGACGGCTGGGAGACCTCTCTGGGCTTTACCGCACTGAACACCACTCCTGCCGTCGTCCGTATGGCTCTGGGTGCGGCGGACATTGATGCGTCTGCTGGAAAAATCACGCCTAGACGCAATCTGCAGGATACTGATTTTGCCGATGTGTGGTGGGTTGGTGACCGCTCCGATGGTGGATTGGTCGCTATCCGTCTTATCAACGCACTGTCCACTTCTGGCTTCTCTCTCCAGACCACGAAGAACGGTAAGGGGCAGATCGCTGTGACTCTGGCTGGCCATGTGTCCATCAACGATCAGGACACCGTTCCCATGGAGTTTTACGTACAGGAAGGCGCCGGGGAATAATTAAGCGCGAATTTTAGGAGGTAAAACAATGGCAAGATTTCTGTTTGATTGCGAGGATGAAATTTGTCTGCCTGCCGCATATCGCTTGGTTGATGAAATCAAGCCTTTTGTTGACAAAATGAAAGCGGTTGATGTCGGCGAGGATGAGGAAAAGGGCGGCAGAAAGGTTGTATTCAAGAAGATTGTCGAGAATATGATGGTAAAGTACCCCGCAGACACTGGGGAAATGCTAGCAAAGTTTTGGGTATTGGATGATGGCGAAACTGCACCCAATACATTCAAGACAATGGCAACACTATTTACTAACGAGGTGGCGATTGATTTTTTTACCTCGTGTCTGCCCTCCCTGCTTCAACTGTCAAGAGAGGTCTTGCCTCTGTTGAACCGGCAAAATTAAAGATGTTTGGATGGGGATATGCTAAGGATTTGTGCATATCCTTTTTCCAAAAAGAACAGGAAGAAAAGGCAGTAAAGATTTACTATGCCGAATGCTTTCGGATTATGACCGAAAACACAGCAAAGTTTGGTGGTGGGTCGTACATCCAAGCCAAACTGCAAGACATTCTTGACCCGAAGCCTGTCGATAATCGCACGGCTGATGACATTATCGAGGGCATAAGAAACAAATTGAAATAAATTCAAAAGTAGGTGAGATCGGTTGAATTTATTTGAATTATTCGTAAAGGTTGGCGTTGACGATCAAGCAAGCGGCAAGCTGCAAGACATTGGTGGTAAACTTGGCAATGGTCTGAAAACGGCGGCGAAAATTGGCACGGCGGCTGTTGGTGCTGCGGCTGCTGGTATCACGGCGTTGACCAAGGCTTCTGGTGACAACTATGCCGAATATGAACAGTTGGCTGGCGGTATTGATACTCTTTTTAAGGCTTCAAGCCAAAAGGTGAAGGAATATGCCGCAAATGCATATAAAACGGCCGGAATGTCCGCAAACGAATACATGTCAACGGCTACAAGTTTTGCCGCAAGCCTTTTGCAGTCACTTGGCGGAGACACGGACAAAGCGGCTGAATATGCAAATCAAGCATTGACCGATATGAGCGACAATGCAAATAAGATGGGTACAAGTATGGAAATGATACAGAACGCCTATCAAGGATTTGCAAAGCAAAACTATACAATGCTTGATAACTTAAAGCTTGGCTACGGCGGCACACAAAGCGAAATGCAGCGTCTTATCAAAGACGCCGCTGCACTTGATTCCAGCATTGACGCAAACAGTATGTCCTTTGCAAACATTGTCAAAGCAATCAATGTTGTCCAGACCGAAATGGGCATTACTGGAACGACGGCGCTTGAGGCCAGCAAGACAATCTCCGGCTCTGTTTCTGCGGCAAAATCCGCATGGAAAAACCTTGTGACAGGTCTCGCGGATGGAAATGCGGATCTCGACAACTTGATTGGCAATTTTGCGGACAGCGTTGGAACTGCAGCGGGAAACATTCTGCCCCGTGTCGAACAGATTCTGAGCGGCATCGGAAGTGCGGTGGAGACAATATTTCCCTTAATTATGGAGAGGGTCCCCCAGCTTATTTCTGATTATCTGCCCTCACTGCTGTCCTCTGCCATTACGATGGTCACCGACCTTGTTAATGGGCTGGTCAGCGCATTGCCACAGATTTTGCAGACAGCTATTCAGGCTCTCCCCCAGTTGGTGGAGGCGGCAAGCACTATCCTTCAAAATCTGGCAACCGCCCTAACGGGTGCAGCCAGCATCATCATAGAGACTGGCTGGAGCTTGCTTAACAATCTGGTTGATGGCATTTTGAGTGGCATCCCGGATATGATCGAGCAGCTCCCGCAGATTGTCGATGGATTTTTGAATTTTATCACCGAAAAGCTCCCGTCTATCCTTGAAAAAGGAACAGAATTGCTGAGCAAATTTGCCTTTGGCATCATCGAGGCTATTCCCCAGTTGGTAGGCAAGCTGCCCGAGGTGATTTCAAGCATCACGGAGTTTGTTGCCGAGAATTTTCCGAAAATCATCAAGGCAGGTGGCGAATTGCTGGGAGAGCTTCTGGCCGGTATCCTTGGTGCGATCCCGGAGATTGCTCTTAAACTGCCCGAGGTGATTTTGTCCATTGTGCAGGCTCTGCGTGATGGATGGACTGAGCTTAAAAATGCCGGCAAATATTTGTTGGAGGGGCTTTGGTCCGGCATTTCTGATAAGGTCGAATGGCTGAAAGGCAAGGTCGCCGGCGTGGTTGATACGATCAAAGGCTGGTTCACCGGCAGCAGCGGTTTTGACACGCACTCTCCCTCCAAGTGGTCGGAGAAGGTGTTCCGCAACGTCATGGACGGCGGAGGAAAAGGTCTGGAGTCCGGCCTGCCAAGCTTGATGCGTGATGTGGAAAATGTTTCAACTGCAGTTAAAAAAGGAATGCAATTTGATATGTCCGAAATCGACTATAAAGTCTCTGGGATTGGCAGGAGTTCCGGAACGATCGCCGCCGCCGGATTGGCGGATACGCCGATTTACATTACAGTTCAGTCTGTATTGGATGGCAGAGTGATTGGTGAGTCTGCGTACCAATACAGCAGAAACAGACAGAGAGCATTTGGAGGGGCTTAATGATTGATGTGTCGTTTTCGATTGGAGAAACGTCCTGGAGCCAAAAACTTTCCACATTTTCAGTGCAAAAAGATCCTTTATTCAGGAAAATTGTTACCACTTTAGACGACGTTGACCATCCATACCCGGGAACATTTAAAACAGTCATTGACTTTTCTTTGGTTCCGCTGACCGATGAAGAAAGCGCCAACCTTTACAATGATTTGAGTGCGTTTGTGTTTTATGTTACATACACAGATCCGCACATTGGGGAAACACGAAAGAAAATGAGACTTAATAGCAATTTGTCATCCGCATTTGCGCTTCGCTCGATTGACGGAAACAGATATTACAAAGGCGGAACAATTCAATTTCGGCAGGTATAATCTATGAAAAACGTAAGCAAGCTTTATTACGAATTGCTGGGTAATGACCTGCACAGAAAAGAAACCCGCATTGTAATAGCGGATAAGGTATATGACGAGTCGCGGATCGTTTCGGCATATACAAGCGGAAGCCTGTTTTCAAAGGTGGGAATTGGGAACTGCGTGTCCAGAAGCGTAAAACTCGAGATATTCCCACAAGACCAAATTCCTCGGCAGGCGAAAATCGAGATATATGTCCGAATCTCTGTTGGAGCAACAGCGAGCGAATGGATTCCCAAAGGCGTGTTTTATATTGATACGCGACAAACCGACAGTTCTACGGGAATGGTCACAATCAACGGATACGACGCGATGCTAAAGGCCGAACAGGTATATCTGGATAATGACCCCGGGTTTGATTGGCCTATGGATATGGCATCAGTGGCAAACAGCATTGCTGAGCGCATGGGCGTTACTATTGATGCCCGGTCAAATATCAGCTCCAATTTCCTAGTAGAGTATCCGCTTGATTACACAATGCGGGAAATTTTGGGGTACATTGCCGTGGCCCATGCCGGAAATTGGATCATCACAGACGCTGGAGAGCTGCGGCTTGTTCGCCTGGTGTCTCTGCCGGCCGAAACAAATTATCTGGTGAACCAGAATGGCGATACGATCACGTTCGGAAGCACCAAAATTCTGATTTCTTAAAAGGAGTGAGAGGAAATGGCTGATAAGGCAATTGGCGACCTGACAAGAGCGGATTCCCTTTTAAATGATTCCTTGTTTGTCATGGAGCAGGATGGAGAAGCCATGTCTCTCTCTGGCGCTCAGATCCGAGCGTTTGCGGAAGATGCGGGCGAAGAGGCTGGCAGACAGGGGGCGGCGCACGTCCAAAAAGGCGCCACATATACGCCAAGTGTTACAGATGATGGCGTAATTTCTTGGACAAATGATGCCGGGTTAGAAAATCCAGACCCGGTGCAGATCCCGGGCGTAGCGTCCTTTAACGGTCGAATGGGTCCGGTTGTGCCTGCTGCTGGAGATTATGATGTGGCTATGGTAGGCGGCAGCAATCACAACCATTTGGACAACTGGTATTTCCCGTTGGCGTCGGTGGTCGACCAGCTTCTCGGATATGTTGTTCCTCCAGATACGGCGTATTACAGCGATACGGGTCTTGCAGCACAAGCCGGAACCGTGAGCGTTTACACCCAAACAAACTACGTGAATGGAGCCTACGGAACCGTCACTGTGGACGGCGCTACCTACTATGTGGCGTGGACAGCTGCAGTGCGAGGGTACGCAACGACAGGCGGTTACACGATTGACAGATGGGTTGGGAACAGAGCGGCTGTGACGCTGGAAGATGTCGGCATTGTTTTGAGAGATGCAACAAGTGGTTCGTATCCGGCATTATGGCAGCAGAAACTGGAACCGGCGCGATTCTTGGGAAAGACCGTCTGTTTTTCCATCCTGACAACAAAAGGCGTCTACACTACCAAGTACACCCTGCCGGAGACGTATGCCGGGGGAAACTTTGCACCGGAAGGCACCGGTTGGGGGTTAATGCGAATTTCACTGGAAGCAAACTGCATTGTTCCAACACTGCGGCTGGAGGGTGACGGAAAGCATTCTGACCCAATCATCGCCGCAAAGTTTGAAATCGGTGACACACAGACACTCGCCCATCAGGATGCAGACGGAAACTGGGTGCTGAATGACGTTCCTGACTATGGCCCGGAACTGGCAAAGTGTCAGCGCTATCAGATTGCGCATTTGGGCGTTGGCACGGACACCTATGCCGCGCACGCCACATTTGGGACCGTTCTCGGGCGCGGGACAGAAGCGAGTTTGCATATTTACCTTCCCGTCTCTATTCGTACAAAACCCGCGGTGTCTTTGTTTGGTACTTTAAGAGCTTTTAACATGGTTACAAACGAGTGGGGACCTTTGGTTACCGGCGCAAGCGTTTACAGCCTTGCCGGAAATCTCCTTTTTATCGCGCTGACCTTCAACGGCGCTTTAACGGAAGGGACGATTTATCAGGTCAGAGCGCGGAGCAGTTTGAACAGCGGCTTCGTATTCAACGCCAATCTGTAAGGAGGAACCGCCCGTGGATGAAGTATTTTACAGCAGGCACTATATCGTCACAGACGAACAAAGGCGCATTACCGACGGCTGGTCGGACGGCCCCTATCCGGAAAAAGACGCCTCCGGGGCCGTTCTCCTGACAGACAAAGGCAGTTATCAGTTCCGTCTGTTTCCGGACGGCGAGGAAAACCCGGCGCTGTTTGACTGGCTGTACAGGATTCCCCTGTATCAGTGGGATGGGGAACAGGTGACTGCCAGACCAGAGGAAGAAATCGAAGCGGAACGGGAAACCGCCAGCCAGCCTACAGAGGCACAGGCGAGAGCGCAGCGGGATCGCCTGCTGGCAGAAACGGACTGGACACAGGTTCTGGATGCGCCGATCGACACAAAAACCCGCGAGGCGTACCGCATTTATCGTCAGGCGCTTCGTGATGTGCCGGAACAGGCCGGATTTCCTGCGGCAATTGTGTGGCCGGAGCTGCCCGAAGCGGTCAAGGCCGAGCCTGATCCTGTGGACGCCGCTTTGGATGCACTGCTTGGCGAGGAGGTGCCTGTATGACAAGAGTGGAAAAAGCAAAACAGTTTCGGCGCTGTTCGGTTATGACAGCGCAGACCGCAACGGACGCACAGGCGGCGACCTTTCCAACTCTGTTTCCTGAATGGGTGGTGGGCGAGACGGTTGTTCCCGGGGATCGCCGTTATTATCCACCCACAGAAAAGCTGTACAAGGTCAATGATGGAATGGGGCACACCACGCAGGCGGATTGGACGCCGGATGTGACCCCCGCCATGTGGACAGTGGTTGACGCAGAACACGCCGGCACGCTGACAGACCCTATCCCGGCGGCACGCGGCATGGAGTACACCTACGGCCTGTACTACAAAGACCCGGAGGATGGCAAGCCCTACCTTTGCAAGCGCACCGGAGAGGCCGAGGGCGGCAAGGTCATTTTGCAGTATCTGCCGCATGAACTGGTCGGGCAGTATTTTGAGGAAGCAATTTAAAAAGAGGTGATTCCCCATGCCCGGTTATACAAACGTAATGAAGCGAGCTGCTTCTTTGGATTCCTCTCCTGCATTTGCAGCATATACCGGAGTCCGATTGTGGTACGACGATAACTATTGCTACTTTTCCGGCGACGAATCTGGTCGGGTTTTAGAGGCGGATTGCCCTTGGGCGACACAAGAAATTTCAGACAGCGTGTTTGAATCGGTAAAGGGATATGTTTACCAGCCGTTTGAAGCGCAAAGCGCTATGTTGAACCCGGCTGCAGAGCTGGGAGACGGCGTGAACGTTGGCGGCATTTACGGCCCGTTGTCAGCTATCAATACAACTTTTGACGCAATGTGTCTATCAGACATCAGTGCGCCTTCGGAAGAAGAAATCGACCATGAATACCCGTATTTAAGCTCAGAGCAGCGATTGATACAGCGCAACAACGCAAGCATACGCTCCTACATTGAAAAAACCGCAGAAGAAATCAGCTTGCGCGTGGAAAATGTTGATGGCAGGGTAAGCGAACTATCTCTCACTATGGACGGGATTAGCGCAGAGGTTTCTAATCAAGAGGGCGATATTTCCACGCTGAAGCAGACTGCAACAAGTCTGCAAACGCAAATTACAAACACGCGAGGCGATATCAGCGCCATTGACCAAAAGGTTGACAACATTACCCTGTCCGTCGCAAACGGGTCCGCATCTTCCATTATCTCGCTTAATATTGACGGCATTGTAGTTTCAAGCAAAACAATTCAATTCACAGGAGATGTTGTTTTTGCCAGCAATCTTACGGACGGCACAACAACCATTTCTGGCAACAACATTCAAACCGGGAAAATTTCGGCGGAATACTTAAAGATGGGCGGCGCAATGGCAGTTTACGCCAGCCTTGATGATGAAGTCAGCGCTGGAACGCTCGGATATATCTCTGGTACGATCGGTGGAAGCGGATTTACCGGTATCGGTTTAATGGCTTCGTCGGATACCGCAGTGGTTGGAAGTTTGACAGATGACGTCATGCTTTTGTCCGGAGACGATACGGGAATTTACTCTGGAAACAACATCAACTTGTCTGCCGCAAATATGGTGCGCATTCTTTCTGATTATCTTATCCCTGCTGTGGATGAAAGTACGTATTGCGGCTCCTACTCTTACTGGTGGCTGGATGGATATTTCAAATCGCTCCATGTAAACGGCGCCGCGATTACATCCTCTGATAGTCGCCTTAAAGAAAATGTGAGCTACGATTTGTCTAAATACCTTTTAATGTTTGACGTCTTAAAGCCTTGCTCGTACAAATTCATTAAAGGGACGCGAACGCACCTTGGCATGATCGCGCAAGAGGTAGAAAGTGCCGCGAACGAGGTGGGACTTGATTTGGAGCATACTGCTTCTATCTGCATCGAGAAAGACAGCCAAACCTACGGATTGCGCTATGAGGAGTTTGTTCCATTGCTTATTGCAAAAGTTCAGCAACTGGACGCCAAAATTAAGGAGCTGACAAAATGAACGATCTTATGAAAAATTTGAAAGAGGCATACGATTTGCTGCGGACAATCCCTGTAAGCGACCAACATGTAGACGCCATGTACGTCGCAAAACTGAAGCTGCAGACGGCCTACAGACTCGCAGACCAAAAAGAGGAGGTGCCGCCCGATGGATCTGGAACATGAGCGCAGACTGTCCGAAACCGAGGCGCGGTCAAAATCCAACACCAAGCGCATTGACGAACTTAGCGGCCAAATTGACGCTGTCAATCGCCTTGCAACAGCTGTGGAAGTTATGGCGACCAAGCAGGAAAACTTGGGAGAAAGCGTGGACCGCCTTACAGGAAAGGTTGAAGCACTGGAAGCGGAACCGGGGAAAAAGTGGCGATTCGTTGTTGAAAAGGCGATCTACATTATTGTGGCTGCAATTATGGGATTTGTTCTTGCAAATGTTGGATTTTCCTAATCAGGAGGTATTTAAATGGCAAATCATTGCGCCGTTACGGTTCCGCTCGATACTATCAAGCGGATTCAGGTCTATATCAACAATCCGAGAAAGTCTTTATCGGCAATTAAAAAATTGACTGGCGCGGATTATATCATCAATGGGACTCTCTACAATATGCGCACCGGAGCGGTGAATTGCCACTTAAAAGCGGATGGGAAAGTCATTGCCAATCCAGCTTATACCGTCTATGGCTATGCATGGGATGCTGGATCGGATATTGCTATGACCATTTTGCCGGCCACGGCAAAAAGGAATTACATCGCCTGCACACCTCTGCTTCTGGACGGCAAGAAGCTGGGGAAGTTGACATACGACCCCGGCCAAGGCGGCTCACGTGGGCGCAGTGCGATTGGAATTAAGAATGACAGGCTGTCTTTGTATTGCACGAAAGACGGCTCTAACGCCGCCAGAACGCCGGAACAGTTACGCGACGACCTATACAACGCGGGGTGGGACAATGCAGTTATGCTTGACGGCGGCGGTTCCAGTCAGTGCGATTTTGCCGGTCAAACAATTACCAGCAGTCGCAAAGTGCAGCACTTGATTCTGGTGTACTTGAAGGAGGAATAAAACATGAGAAATTGGAAGCTTTGGGCAAAAGCGGCGGGCATTCGCGCTCTCAAAACTGTTGCGCAGACAGCCGTTGCGACCATAGGAACGGCTGCGGTACTGGCCGAAGTGGATGTAGTTATGGTGGCATCGGCGTCCGTGTTGGCCGGCGTTTTGAGCCTTTTGACGAGTGTGGCTGGTCTTCCTGAAATTCAAGAAAACACTTAAAGATATTTCAATTAAAAAAAGAAGGTGACAGCGTGCCAACAAAAGTGTATTCACTGAAAGAAAACGGGAGTACATATGTAAGCAAAAACTTTCAGGTAAGAGAGTTTGCTTGCAACGACGGAAGCGACGCAATCCTGATAGCTGACGCACTGATCGAGACATTGCAAAAAATCAGGGATCATTTTGGAAAGCCGGTTGTAATCAATTCAGCATATCGCACAGAGGAATACAACAAAAAGGTTGGCGGCGCTCCCAAAAGCCAACACGTAAAAGGTACAGCTGCAGATATTGTTGTCGCCGGAGTCGATCCTATAGCTGTAGCGCAATATGCAGAGTTTCTGCTTTCTGGTTCGGGTGGGATCGGCGTTTACCCAACATTTACTCACGTAGATGTTCGGCCTAGCCGTGCGCGATGGGACAACCGCAGCGGAAGGGAAGTTGCGGTATCTGGATGGCCAGGATACGCGGAATTGACAGAATCGGATTTGGCAATTGCTTGGGTGCAGGCAAAAGGAATTATGAAGGGCGACATCAACGGAGACCTGATGCTTGAACAGCCTTTAACTCGACGGCAGTTCGCTGTGATGCTGTATCGGTACGATCAGCAAAAGAAGTAACTAAAAATTGCATGTGCTGGGGTTATTTTTAGGTCATTGCTGGGGCAATAATCTAAATGGGGGACTTTTATGGCATGTGCAAGGATACCGGAAGTGTTTCGCCCGCTGCTTCTTTCCGAAATGGAGCGGGCCATTACAGAAGCCAATCTTGGACGGGAAAATACGGCGATCGCCAAACTGTATTTGATTGACCGACTTCCTCAGATAGAAATTGCAATAGAGCTTTGTATTGACAGAGACACTGTTTCAAAAAGACTGCCGGAAATCACCAAAAAAGTTGAAAACGCAATCTTCCGCATGAAATCCGAATAACTTCCGCAAAAAAACTGCTGGGATTCCTCCCCGGCAGTTTTTTGTTTTGCCATAATAAAGACAGAAAGGACGTGTTTTTTATGGCATGGAATCCCGGCAACTATTCAGCTTATAACGGCTATCAAAGTATGCCAACTTTTATGGCCCCGCAATCGCCTTTACAGGCTCCGCAGGGCATTTCTGCGCCGCAGGTCACAAACAACCCGCAGGCTTGCTTTCGATGCGTTCCAGTGACTTCTTACGCGCAGGCGGAAGCTTTCCAGATTCCGTTTGATGGGTCGACTACGTATTTTGTAGACACTTCCAATGGGAAAATTTATGCCAAGACATTTGATTTTAATACCGGTACAGCGGTGCCCGTTACCTATGTCCGGGAAAATGCAGCTCCGGAAGTGCGATTTGCTACCATTGATGATCTTAACGCGCTGCGTGAAGAACTGACAACAAAGTCCAAAAAGGCGGTGAAAAAAGATGACTCCGATGAATAATCGTGTAGCACAGTTAATGCAGCGTATCAACTACTTGAGACAGACCAGCGCCCAAGCACGTCAAATGGAGCAGTCGCTGCGAGGGAAATCCCCACAGGAGTTGGAGCAGTTTGTTCGCAATATGTGCAAAGAACGCGGGATTACACCGGAAGACTTTGCCCGGTCGATGGGCATTCAAATTCCAAGCAGCCGGTAAATACGCGCAAAAATCATTTTCTTTTCAGTTCTCGGCGGCATCTTGATCAAAAGCCGCACCCAAACAGTGGGGCGCGCGACCTGCTGATTTTTAACTGAAAAGAGGTATTTTTATGGCTGAAAACAGTGGCGATCTCTCCCTGGGTTATATGATGGGACAGTCGGACGGAGGCAACTCCGGCAATGACATGTTTGGAGGCAACGGCCTGTGGGGTCTTTTGGCTCTCGCCCTCGTATTTGGCGGCGGCTGGGGAGGCGGGTTCGGCGGCTTTGGCGGTGGCGGCGCCGGCGGCGCTCTGACTCGAGCTGAACTGTACGATGGGTTTGCTATCCAGAACATCGACAGCGCTGTGCGCGGCGTGCAGAACGGCATTTCTGACGCGACCTATGCCCTGAGCAATTCTATTTCCAGCGGCTTCCACGGCGTGGACAGCGCCATCTGCAATCTGGGCTACAACGTCCAGAGCGGCATCAACAGCATCAGCCGGGAAATCGGCGACTGCTGCTGCACC